CCGCTTCCTCTTTTGGCTGCTGACCCCTTTCATCTTAGTAGGTACCCTTTACTTCAGGATTTCATTAAGAACCTATTGATTATGACACGAACTACAATGGCTGGAAATCAACACACCAGCCACTGTCCAAAAGCATGCCCATGCAATACGGCAACGCTGGACTGTAATCCATTTCGGCAATGAATTGCCCCAATTGCGACTCACGATCATTACGCGTGCACACGAGCCTAAACAGAGTTTTCCTCCACCCCCGATACACAACGATCCACTGTCCCTCAGATGATTTACACCACCAGTGGGAACAGAAGTCAACCGTCGGCACCAGAGCCGCGTCGAAAGGCTTCCATGCAAACCTATTCAACAGGGCTAGGACGTCACTCCTAATCTCGTTCGGCCAGAGTCTAGAGTCTGCCAACCACGATGGGTCCGACGCGTCGATAACGGCACTTTCCTTTATCGGATGCCCCAGTAAAGACATCTTTACAGTATCAGTCCCGTCGTCAACGCAGTCATCTCCCATGGCGCATACGTGCTCGGCACCGGAGAAGCGCGCAGCAGCTACCCGAATCCAACTATTTCCTGACGAGGTGTTGTAAGATCCGGACTTCTGGACGCCGTCTCGGCGCTGAGCAAGCAGTACGCCGTCGGAAAACGCAATTACTGAACGACCAAGGCACACGGCTCTGTTCATGAGAGCCTTCGCGAAGGGGTGATCCATCGCAACCCCAGCGGCTTTGACACGGCGCCGAGCATCAAACCGAAGTTCGTCTGCTGACACCGACCAATCCCATCCCGAGACGTCCGAAGAGACAAGCTCTGGGAACGCCTCGAATGAGCGGCCGATGGGGGCTATCTTCTCAGTACTGAAACCCATGCCCGGTTTGACGGGCAGGCGGTGATAATTAGCAATCTCGAGACCGTTCTGCTCAGAGCTGAGGCATCGCTCACAAAGCTGATCTATCAACGAAACTGACATAATCAGTCTAAACCGCCCCTCCTCCAATTTCTTGGCTGAGTGAGGCTCGTTCTTGACGAAGACACGAATGGGATCTACTAATCCAGCTACGACCAGCTCTTCAGCTGTCATCTCGCTGCAATCACATGTACACAAAGCTACCAATCTACGCATAACACTCGACCACACAATTCCCCCGTAATTTTGAAAGAGTACGCTGTTACTGTTACCAAGCACAGCCCATGGAACACCTGGAGAAGCATCCATGTTCACACTTGCCTGGACTCGCAGCGCATCGCGTAAGAGAGCAAATCCCTCAGAAGAGTAAAGGCCTTGGCACCACTCTCCGAAGAGACTTGCGGTTTGAGCAGCTCGGAACGGATGCTGTCCACTCTCGCTTGCAAAATCTTGGAGGAAGTCAGAGTATTCTGCGCGGACGCAGGCCCCTTGCCATCCCCCGTGCCCTTCCGGGACTCGGCGGTTGGCTTGGAGCCTGAAGCTTTGCTTTTCTGCTTCTGGTCCTCTTGCTGGCCAGGCGAAGCCGAGGCACTTTGACCATGCTTCGTCTTCTTTTGGCGCGGCCGGCTGGTGGAAGCAGCAGGCTGTGTACCCGCACAGCTCCCATCCAGCGGCCCAGGAAGAGGCTTGTTCGTGCCAGTCGTACCCTCCGAGGACGGAGAGCTCTTCGTAGCCCCACCCGACTGCCGCGGGGCCACCCCAAAACCCGAATTATCCTTGGCTGCCGCAGGCTCAACCTCAGCCTCAGCTGCCGCCGAGGCTTTTGGTGTCGTCACCGAGCTAGGCGCCGACAAAGAGCGAGCGGGAACCGCCGACACCACCGCCGAAGGGGGAACCGTACGCTTGCAGGAGCCAGGCAGCCCCAAGAGGACACCGATCTGCTGCAAGGACTCCTCTTGCGAGGAGCCAAACGATCCCCCTTCGACGATAGTAGAAGAGGCGGTACCAAGGACCCCAATCCGCTTGCTTTCAAACGTGGGGAACTCCGGCAACTCATCGTCGTCGGAGTCCACCATGTCAGACCATTTCCGTAAGCAAGTTTCCTCCCAGTTAGAGCTCGGACGTACTGAGTAGGCGCCGCGAGCGGCGCGCAACGCAGATTTCCGGCCCTTAAGAACCACACCGTACTCCTCATAATCATCGCTGATCTCGTCCACGCGGGTCCAGCCCTTGGATCTCTCCTTGGACTCGAACCCGGCAACAAACGGCGCTAGGCCTACACCATAGTTGCACAAACCGCCAGGGTGAAACCCGCGGTGCAGCCCAACTATTTTTCCCTTGTGCATCAAGGGGGTGCCAGACCATCCTGCCTCAGTCGACGCAAAATGTGTGATGCCGAGGCGACCACACGTATGCGCGCGGCCCAAAGACATGGCGATCTCCGGGCCGTCGTGACCATAAACCTGAACGGTGAACTTCTCTGGGGGGTGCGCATCTACCTTTCCGACCGTAACCCTCAAGAAGGACCAGTACGAATCAGGGACGTCAATCCCGATCACATCCAGGTCCTTAGCGGAGGAATAGTACGAAGCAATCCACTCACGGTCGAGCGCAACTGAGCGCCCTCCCGCGAAGAGGGTAGGTTCCGTGCCCCGATCCAACTGCTGCATCACATGCGTAGCGGTCAGAAGAACGGAGCCGGTGGTATCCATGCGGACCCGGGAACCCATCCCAATGATAGAGTCTGGGTCACTCGACGTGCCCAGCCCCACCATGTAGGACGGTAAATTCGAGATCTTCTTGATTTCGTTCCCTGGGACCTTCGCCTCAAACCAGTGAGCCTGAGGCGCCGAGGCCAGCTGTGCGAGGGCTGACCCCCATGACTCGTGCTTCAGCCGAATCCTCTTTCCAGGGAGGGTCGGTACGGAAACATAGGGGCCATTGAGATCGAAGGAAACGCAACCATGAAGTTCCGAGGGCGTATCTCGCTTCTTGACGCACATGCGTGCAGAGGGAGTGAGGATACGCCAAAGACAAATACGCAGAAACATCCAGAGTTGGGAAAACCCGAATGCTCCTGCTAATGCAACAAAGACACCAAGCGCTACCGCAGCGCTCTGACCGACCGTGACTGCCCTCAACACCTCAAGAGCGGAAACCGTTGCTGTTGTGGCTTCCGAAAAGAGGCCCGGACCGTTAAAACCAGCACAGTCGATCACGTCACGAACCAGCTCAAGAATACGATGCCAATGGATCTGCATGACGCCGCGAATGACCGGAGCCGAGGCTGCGGAAATCGACGTAGTCAGCGGACCCAAGGTGGTGAAGTACAGCTCGTCGCTCAGCGTACAAATAGCCGAGCCAACGTACTGAAACCCCTCCATCGCAGAAGACAAGAGCGGGCCACCCCCAACCGACAGCCATCCGAAGAAAAGGCCGCAGAAAAGAGCGGTGACGGAGTCTATA